AACTGGTGGGACTCTAACACCCCCAGGTGCAATGCCTGAGTTGAATGGTAATCTTAATGTTGATCTACCAGGCGGTAGAGGTCGCGGGCAAACTGGAGGTGGGCAGAATAGAACTCCACCACCAGGTGGTTCCTCATCAGCCCCACCAGTAACTGGTCCTAGAGCCCCACCAGCTGCTGCACAAACAAGAACTGGTGCGAGTATAGCGAGAACAGTTTTGGGAATCGGTGGTGGTTTACTTCTTGGCTCTGCGGCTGGTGCTGGAATCGCTATGGCTGCAACCAGTCCATCTGCTCCTACGTCTGAAGCTGGTTCTGCAGGTGATGGGAATTCAGCTGCATCATCTACTAATGCTGCATCATCTACTAATGCTTCAGCAGCTCCAACAGTAACTGGTCCTAGAGCTTCGACGGCAGCTCCACCAGTAACTGGTCCTAGAGCTTCGACGGCAGCTGCACCATCTACTAATGCTTCAGCAACACAAACAGCAGCTGAGTCAGCCATACCTTCACTTCCTACTCCACCGCGGATGACAAGAGAAGCAGTAACAAGAACATCAACTCCTATTACCGAACAGGAACAGGCTGAATTATTTGCTAATCGTGTTCTGAACATAAAAGCAAAAGATATTATCTTCAAGGCTGATAGATTCGAGTTTGATCAGCCAACAGCTGCTGCAGGTGGAGGTGGTGGTGCTCCTCCGCCATTTACATCTTCTGCACCAGCTGGCGGTGGAGGAGGTGGTAGCGTAGCTGGTTCTGCTGCTGCCGCTGGCACTTCGGAACAGATACAAACAGTTGTTCAGAGAATCCTACAAGACTTCCCAGCAGTAAACATGACATCCGGTTTAAGACCTGGATCTTCTGGTCAGCACTCGCATGGAACTGCAGCTGACCTAAGCTTGAGAGGTTTATCGCAAGAACAACGTGCAACTCTCATTCAGAATGTCACATCTGGTAGGTATGGAAACGTTGGCGGTCTCGGCACATACAACGCAACTGGTGATCTTCTACACGTTGATACTAGATCTGGTAGCAGAATGGCTTGGGGTCCAAACAATTCAAGAACAAGCTTGAATCAAACACCACAATGGTTCCAAGCAGCTGTTATGCCTTGGTTGGGTGGAGCTGCAGCTGCTGGTGGTGGTAGTCAAGACGAACCAAGACCAGGCGGCGAGCAGACTGCTACACCCGCTCCATCAACACCAAGTAGTGGTGCGCAGGTTGCCCAGGCATCTGTTCAAAGTGAAACTGCTGTTATGCAAAGCCAACAGATATCTTCTAGTGTTGGCGAAACTCCTGATCAACCAGCAGCACCGTCAGGATCAACAGAGCAGTCAGCTACTTCTATTGATCCTAATGATCCTGGATCATTGGAACCAGCAGATTCAGCGCAACGTTACGCTCGTCTATTCAACATGGCAGCATAAAAAAAGACGCCGAACGATTACTTCTCGGAAAGTAATCGAACGACGTCTTTTCCCTGGGGGACCGGGGATTAGTTAGCTGGCAAGCTTCTTAAAGAACGCCAGATCATCTTCATCTTCATCACTGGAAGCTGGAGTTGAAGCTTCTTGCTTTGGAGCTTGCCGAGGAAGATCATCTTCATCTTCGGCAGTCTTACGAGAAGCAGCAGCACGAGCAGCAGAAGGTGCAACGCTACCATTTTCATTCAGACCGAGAACCTTATTCAGCTTCGCCTGAAGCTCTTCATAGCTCTTGAACTTAGAAGGATCAAGGAACTCTTGAAGAGAATGTTCTTGCTTCCAAACAGCTTCCATCTGTTCATCGTCATCAAACAGCGGACCAGCAGAAGAAAATTCTGACTTGTCGTAGTTACGATAACTATCAACGTTACGGATCTTCAGCTTGAAGTTAGCACCAGCCCAAAGATCGAATGGGTTCAAAGGCTTCTCATCAGCGAACTGAGGATTCATCGCTTCGTTCAGCTTGTCAAAGATCTTTTTGCCGAACTTAAACAGGAACACCTTACTGTTGTTCTCAGGATTAGCTTGATCCTGAACGACATAGATGTTAGAAACATAACTCAGCTTACGCTTTTGCTCGCGTGCTTGCTTACGACTTGGGGAGTTGTCGTCGCTTGACATGTTCCAAAGCTTAGAGTTGAGCTCAGAAACAGGATCAGGTTTACCGATAGTAGTCAGAGAGTTTTCGATATACCAGCTACCAGTCGGACCCTTAAACCCATGGTCCCACATGCGAATGAAAGGTACAGACTCATCGCCAGGAGCAGGAAGGAAACGGATTACTGCGTAACCATTACCAGCCTTATCTACGTTAGGATACCAGAAACGGTCATCCTTTGTCTTTTCATATTGCTGGTTCATCTTTGAGAGCTCTTGTGAAAGCTTTTCGAGCGAGCTCTTGGATTGCGTCTTGAGTTTTGTAAAGTCCATATGTTTGTATCTCCGTATGTTTGTATGTTTGTATGTTTGTATTTTTGTATTGAAGCCGAAGCCTCAACACTACTTATACTACCCTGCATCGCTGAAAAAGTCAAGCAATATTTCTTTCATCTTGGCAGAGTCGTATCTGATAAAAGGAGTGTACTTCTTAATGAGAGTTCTAGTTTGTTGCCAAACGAAGTCATCCTTCATCTGTTTGTCCCAGTATGGAATACATTCAACAACATTAGACAGAACGCAAATTGTTTCGATGGTGATTCGACCACCAAGATACAAAGACAAAACATAACTATGTTGGTTGTTTTTGATTATGAAATTACTGTCGAAAGGAAACTGTAGCTTTTCTAGATCGTTTTTAACGACGTAAGTCAAGCTTTCTTTTCGTTTCAACCACTCCTGGTAAATTCGTTCTGCGTCTTCAGAATAAGCCATATCGCGAATCCAAGACTTAGGATTGTGAACGAAATTGGCGAGTATGAAGTTATGTGGGTCTTTGTGTTTCGCGACCTTCTCAAAAAAGAACTTATCCTTGCGTGTATTGAATGAATCAGCACCACCTCTACTTTTGCCCTGATACTTGAAGTAGTTATAGGAATCAGAGTTGAAATGATTTCGAAGAGCGAGATAGTCGCGATACACTTCGAATGGTGTCATACAGGTAGCTTGGCTGTCTTTTTCAGGATGTTGAGATTTTCTGCCTCTGTTTGAATTTCAGAAAGAATTACTAGATCCTTCTTGATTAGTTGTGCCGCATATTCAACTTCGATGTTGTTTATCTCACACCAATAGATTACCGCATCGATGTACTCCATAGACTTGTCTTGGCAGATTGTTCGGATGTCTTGAGAGAACATAAGTTGTTTCATTTTTAATCCCACAATGCCTCATAATAACGAGCAAAAAGTCTTCGACCATTTTCCATACGCAGATGATGGGTTTTGATACCATCACGATCTACTTTGAAGGTGTCGTTAGGACCAGTCTTAAACTCTCCATCTTCCAACCTAAAGTCGTGTTTACCAGAGTGATACTGTTCTTCCCAATCATCATCCGCATGTTGCTTGAAAGTCCAGATCATTTCGTTAAGGACCCAGCGCCAGCGATCCTCAGCAAAGTCATCCATACCCCCATTCTTTTTTTGTTCTTCAGTCAATGATGGAGCAGAAGTTGACTTTATATTGTCAGGAACATCTTCATCGTTCACATATGGGTGACCATGCATCTGAGTCTGTAATTTCTCTAGCATCGGAACGATGATCATTGCGAGTGTATGATCCATTCCCCATACATCATAGTTGTCTATGCGAATGTTGATCTTACGATTATTCTTCTTGTGAATCCATTCACAAAATCCATTTACCCATGTGCTAGCAAGCCAGTCACCCAACTTATCGGATCGATCTTCTCCAATCAGCCAGTCAAACTTCCTGGAGATCTGATATGGACCTATCCAGTTTTTATATGGACCGATGTATATTTTCATAGCTTATACTCAAAGTTGACAGTGTGTTCGTTTTCGCGGAACAAAGTAGCACCATTAGATAGATGAAACTTACGAGCCATCTCGGTCTTTGGGCTGAGAGTAACAACACAATTCACAAAAGGCTTGAACCATTTGATGTGATTGAGTGCCTTGTTGATGACTACTCGACCAGTTCCTCTAGACAATGGTGATTTTTCGCTCCATACTGTATAGAATACAGCTACGTTGAACTGTTCGTGATCATCAAGAAGCTCAGCTTCAGTAGCAGGTATCTTGCTGATGAATGAACAGCAAGCTATGGCATGAGGAAATCCATACTCATCAGAGGTAAGAAAAAACACACCTCTATTATGACCGTAGCGCCTGTACGTCGGAATGTTTGGACGCACAGGATCATCCATTACATGTATGCTGTATGGGTTGGTTGGGTTGTCGCAATAATGTAACTGATGTATCATTTTTCAACCTTATGAATGCGAGCAAGCTTCTGCTCACGAGTCCATTCTACAAGATAATCATTCAGCTCATCGTGAACACGAATGGCTTCATCCTCATCGATCTCACGAGAAGATACAATCATTTCACCAAGATGCATCTGACCAAACTCTTCAGCTTCTTCGGCAGCAACAGTATCTTCTGCCCAATCTTTCTTCTCCGTATCGATCACATAAACGATACGGAACTGAGACAATGCTTCAACTAGATACTTTGGCATTAGGTTCATCTCCAATTTTTCGCTTTGACTGATATTCGCCGCACCATGTATATTTGTCAACCATAGGGAAAAAACCTTTCGCTACGAAATTTTGATCTGGAATCGGAGGATATCTCCGACACTCCATGGTACCAAGTATGTCATTCACTCTACGTGAATGCCGACACATATCACAATAAGCGATTTCTTGTTCGTTCACGGTGTTTTAGCGTGACAGCTGACGTAGATGTCACTTGCACCCATAGCGCGAACTGCCGATTCGGCGATTCGCATGTCATGCTGAATGCATGATTCAATTGAGGATGAGTGGAGGCTGATACGTTGCAGCTGACCATTCAACATGAATGAAACGATAAGTGTTGCTAGGATATTCATTTCTCTTTCCTTTACAATCCAAGGCTCTTAAGAGCGTTCTTAGCCATTTTGATACCTTCTTCTGAAGCCTTTGCATCTGGACCAGAGCTGGCACCCTTTGGAAGAACACCCTCGCAGATCAAAGTAGCGACGATTGGTGCGATACCTGCACTAATAGCCACACCAACACCAGCAGGAGTTCCCCAAAGAACTGGATTGCTGATAGTTGTATTGATACTGTTTGCCAAGCAGTTATACATCAAGTTCTTGTTTACCTGACCCTTTACGCCAGGGATCATGAACAAACCTTCATTTATGATATAAGCAATAGAGCAGCTCAACACCATCGTCTGCGCTTTGGTAACCTGAGTTGCAGCCTGAGAAGCAAACCAAGCACCCCAAGTCATACTAGCTGCTGTCGAGTTGATCGTACCAGGATCAGCAGGCGCAGGCTTCGGAGTGAAGTAAGTTACGATACCCATAGTAAGAGCAGTCGTCAGCCCGATACGGCAGGCATTAGCATCTAACCAAGCATATCCGTCTTCTGCTGCTTTGACAACAGCCTCAGCGCCATCCTTGTATGCATCTTCAGCGAACTTGGTTCCTTGCTTGAACCCGTCACTGGTTGTATTGATACCAGCCTTAGCAGCTTCCTCTGTAGTCTTAGCAATTGTGTTGCCGACGCTCTTTGTAACAGCAGCTGTATCATTTGCTAAAGAAGCGGAGTAGTTATACGCATCCGTAGCGACCTTGGTTGCATCCTTATACAGATCTTTACCTGTATCAACAACAGTATTAACTGCCTTGTTGGTTTCCTTCTCGACAACCTTTACACCATCGTTCACAACCTTGGTTATGTCCTTAGTGCTAGGAACCTTGACTTTTGGCATTTTTATTTTCATACTACTTTCCTTTCTTGTTTCTTGTTGATATTGGTAGTCCCGGACGGACTCGAACCGCCAACCGCACACCAATCTAGTGTATACGAGAGGTATAAGCTCTCCGCTCTACCATTGAGCTACGGGACCAAACTTAAGATCTGAATTGTGGCAGGTGCGGTATCTCCCCTCAATAATTGAGGAGTTCCCATGCTCCTTTTACAGTTGATCAGTCTGTTTCTACCTGCGTACACCGCCTGCAGGACGAGCTAGGTAGACTTTCCTTACCACAAACTGGTGGACCCAGAGGGACTCGAACCCCCAACATCCTGACCCTAAATCGGGCGCCTCTTGCCAATTGCGCTACGCGGGCTTGCTTATATTTAGGCGATATTGTACAAGATGTCAACCACATAATTGGCATAATCGAGCGGAGATATGATTCAATATGTCGTCGGTCAATATCGAAAGATCCTTAACACAAATCATCACATGCGTGGTCCCATCGGTTGCAAGGATAAAATGATTTTGTGATCGGTTGTCAAACCATGAGTGTGTCTTCATGATGTTCGGATCATTCATTGTAAAATGGTCCACGGTGTGGGTACTGCCTTACCTTAAGCGAGCCTGTTGTTGGCATCCTTGACGATGATGAAAA